TTCCCTATCCTCTGCATCTTGAATCTATTTACATACATTCAATCGCTTCCAGATAAGGTCCGAAAGGACTTCCTTCATGGTCGGCGAGCATTCAGGCTCCTCCCCGTTCTCGTCAATGGGGACGACATCCTCTTCCGCTCCGACCCCGAACAGTACCAACGCTGGCTCGCTGCGACAAAGTCGGTCGGGTTCACCCTCTCGCTCGGAAAGAACTTCGTTCATTCCCGGTACATGACGGTCAACTCCCTTCCAATTGTCTACGACGAATCAGTTCCCGCCCGTCTGGTAAAGACCGGCCGGATTACCTCGTGGACTCTCTCTGAGCCGTTCTCGGAGCAGCTCTCCATTCCAACCAAGATTCCTTGGGCTGACCTGGATGAGCTCGATGAGACGCATCCCTGGGTGTTCAAGAAGAGTCACAAGTTCCGTGTCCTCGGATACATCAACTTGGGGCTCCTCCTGAACCTTGCGGAGACAACCGACGAGCGAGGCCGCCACGGCCTCGTCCCTCTATCCTCATGGTATGAATGGGCAGTAATTGGCTCTATGAACCCTGCTAGGGCGCATAACCTCTTTCTCCACTACCACAAGGAAGGGATTGCTCGTCAGACCCGCTTCGGCAAGTGGACCCTTAACCTCTTTGCCCACCCACTCCTCGGAGGCCTTGGATTCAAGGTTCCTGAGGGAGTAACCCCTCGGTTCTCAGAACCCCAGCGACACCTTGCGTATCGTCTCCTTGAGGCTGCCAAGCAAGAGTTCGTTGGACCCGCCGAGGATCACCCTCTTCGACCCTTCACACGCTTAACGGCAATCAATACCGTGGAGACGTCTATTGGGACTCTCGGGGCCCGTCGATTCATCTCGGCGACTCTGGACACTCCCGTAGGCCCGCTCGAAGATGGCCGCTCGCAGTTCGACTCCGACTTTACAGTCCGAGCCAACCCACTCGTGGTTGATTACTTCGAGCCGGAGCCCACCGAATTGGTGGCCTCTTGTCGACTCTCGAACGACGAACTCCGCCGACTCCTCAAAGGGTCGAACCATGGCCGCAAGGAACTTCTCCCCATTGGAGAGATGACCTCCTTCCCCTATCGAATTGTCACTTACAAACCGAAAGAGGAAGAAGTCCCTGTGGTCGCGGAGTCAGCTCCCATCGAGTCACCCCCATCTCCTCCAACCATCGTCGTTGAACTGGAGTCCTGGGAATACCTGCCGGTGGTATCCCGGCCCTTTACCGCTTCGGATCTTCGTGAGAAGTCGCGAACCCTCAAGTCCACCAAGACGCCAACGACCTCCTCGGTCAAGGCTCGCCTTCGGGAAGACTACAGGGTCCGCGCATCACAAGGCCTCCTCCCCGACTACACACCATCCCGAACGGGAAGGTATTCGAGAAAGGGAGGAAACAAGTGGTGAGGGCGATCCGTCCTGCCATGAGTCAGTTACTCTAGGGAGTCCACGCGTGGTTCATTCTGGCCCAAAACGGTGCCCCTTTCAGGGCTTAATACTTCCGTACTAACCAAAATGTCGAACGACTGCACGGCGCCTTCAGATTCACATCTGTGACGCGTGGATGTACAGTCTCCGAATTGTATCGGGTCTTCCCCACAATACAATAGCATGACTCGAAAGAATCAACAACAACCACTTAGGCGAAAGAGCCTACCCAGTCGTCCCGCCCGCATCCGCGGCCGTGGTGACTACACCACCGAGGTTCAGTCGATCTCGGACCCTGCCCGTCGCCTCGAGGCCAAAATCGATCACCTCGAGAGGTCCCTCGTTAAGAAGAACCTCACGAAGCTCGATGCAGCCTCAACGATCGGCAGAACCCTGGGAAACTTCGTCAACCAGGGTGACCTCGGTGCTTACGCAGCGTCGTCACTGGCGAAGTACTTCGGGCACGGCGATTATCGAGTTAAATCGAATTCGCTCATGGCCGGAGACGCCCACGTCGGAGCAACCTTTCACAAGGATGGACCGCGTGGAACGAGGATCACGGAACGAGAGTTCATCGGAGACATCCGATCGGGTTCGATCGTCGGCGGTTCCACTGTTTTCAATAGTCGAACCTTCTCCATCAATCCCACCAATGCGGATTTATTCCCATGGCTCTCTCGACTCGCTCCCCTCTACGACCAGTGGCAGCCAAACGGCATCGTCATCGAGTTCGTCTCAACCTCTTCGGAGTACAACGGATCGTCGCAGGCTCTCGGTACCATCATCATGGCAACCGACTATGACCCATACGACGCACCGTTCGCATCCAAGCCGGAGATGGAGAACTCGGACTATGCCTGTTCGACCAAGCCCGCCCTCAGCCTCGTCCACGGAATCGAGTGTGCACAGTCTGAAAGACCCAGTAAGATCTTGTATACTGACCTCCTTAATGGAGCTCCTAAGACAAGTACTACGCTGGGTAGCTTTCAAGTAGCCACTCAAGGGATGTCGGCGGCAGGGGTTTCCCTTGGAGAACTGTGGATATCTTACGATATCACGTTCTACAAGAAGCAACTCTTGGCGTCTAACTCCGCGATTCCGGGCCTATCGGCGATCGGCTCGTCAGGAGACGGTGATCCTCTCATCGCCGACGCGGTCATCACTGCGAACGGTGGCAACTACACGTTGACCACTGAACCCACTGGTATCCGCGTGGATCTCGGATCCCCTACCGCCGGAACAAGATTTCTCGTTGCATACTACCGAGTCATCGGGGTTCCCGAGGATTATTTTAACCTCGTTTCACCCTCAGGACTGGTCGGCTGCACGATACTCTCCGCCCGCGTTGGCGGTTGGATCGCCGGTTCCGAACACACAGGCATCACCGATGTCACCATCGAAGCCACGGGGGGACCTCTGTCCTTCCTCACCCTCAAGACCGGGGAGTCCTCAATGAGTTCTCAATACACCTTCTGCATCACGCAGATGGCGAATGACAACTTCTTCTGAGCACTCATCCCTATCTATAGATGGTGGTGGCCCTTCGGTCCCATCGGCCGGGTAGTCCGATTTACTACCCTACCCCCTTCTTGGATCAGTTGATCCGGAGCGGGGTAACTCCATGTAGAGGCTTTTCACCTCTCGGGCACTTTCGTGCTCAGGTCCTTCCCGGACCAGGGGCGGCCAACGGCCGCCC